CTTCTGCTGTTTTATCTATGACAGTTGAACCAACAGCCCAATATTCACCTGCCTTAATTAGTTTTTTACAAATATTTCTTCATTAGATTCCATAAAAGCGAAACCTACAGCAGTAGCAAAACCTCTTACTTCTAGTAATTGATTAAGTGTATTTTTATTAAATGGTACTTCTTGACCTTCTGCATCTACTAAATCTTCCCAACCTAGTAATACTTCTTTTGCTACATCTATATCATCTATCTGTTTTTCCTCTACCATCTTTATCATTTCCTTAAACCTAGATTGTGAAATATTTTTAAAATGTGCTGTAAATATTTCTTGTGATACTTCACCATCTTTATTTATTTTTACCACTACTTTCCATTTATAAGTAGGTTTCTGGTCTATAACAAAAGGCATAAAAATTTAGTATCTACTAACTAGGGTATACCCTTTTTTATGTATAGACAAGACTAAATTCATTATTAGCTGTTGCTGTAGGTGTTGCCATAAATGGTAAAGATAGCATTGTTATACCATCTGATTCTTCATAGGTAGGCTGACCCAAATCAGTTTGCGGACAAGATACAGTAACCTTATTACCTGCAACAGTTCCATGCAACCATGTGTTTGTGCCAGTTGATGTGCCAGTATAATCTGTAAAGAAATTATGGGCTGATAAAGCAGGTGATTCTATTACTGCTGTGCCTGATGGTCTGCGATCTGTTATCAATACTTCTTTTGTACCACCTACTAATTCTCTATAGATAACTTCATTGTTAAAATCTAAATTCCATGATTGTAACGCTGCTGCAAAACCAAATATTGCAAAGTTAGATGTACTGCCATTTTTAAATATTAAGGGTGATGCCTGATGACTTACTGTTACAGTTGGTAAAGCAGTATCAGTTGGTGCATTAAAAATACCAGTTAAAGAGAAAGAAATACGTGGTATTGCGTTAACTTCACAATTCATACTAAACGTACCTCTAGCACCTGTTACCTTATGCCTTATGCCATCATAGTTAACAAATAATGTAACGCTATCAGATGGTGTTGTTACTGGTGCATAAGTTACTGATGTAGAACTAACAACTGTTTCTGACAATCCACACGCTTTTAGTATTGCACCATATTTAGGTGCTGTACCTGCACTACCACTACCTGCCATTTCTACATCAAAGGTTACATTTACTCTTGTATTAGCAGGTATTACTTCATAGTTACCCATATATGGCCTTATTAAATCTCTTGATACTTCATCACTTACAATAGGTTCTATATTCAAATCTATTACCTGTACATAGTTAGCAGAACCAGTAGGTGTAGGGTCACTTCCATAACTAGATTCTGCTTTAGCTAGTATGCTTCTTTTTCTGTGTAGCTTAGGCATTGTTACATTTAATCAGTATGTTTCTATAATATAGGTTTTTAGTAAGAAACACCATCTATTGCGTTAAATCTTCTATTTCTGTTCTATATCGCACTATATATTCCACACCAATAACACCACCAGGCTGATCTGCGTCTAACAATTCAAAAGAAGTATCAGATGGTTGTACATCTATTGCAAGACTATTAACTGTCAAATCTGCCATTATCTTACTGTGTAAACTTTCTACAGTTGCATCTGCCACATTATCAGGTACATCACCTCTAACTATTACACTTACTCTTACTGTTAAAGAATGGTCTAGTGTAGGTAGTGATGTATTTTGTTCAACAGTATCACTAACAGGTTCTAATATTAATGCAGGTGATTCACCTCTACTTAATGGTACTACCCTACTTCTATAAATACGTGTACTAACCCCTGTTGTATTAGCAAGTGTTGTAAGTAACCTTGCCATAATTTGCTCACGTTTTGTAGTCATGTTTTCTGTAGACTAATTTCAACAAAACTACCATCATCTAACTTTCTTACTTCTCTAACTGTATATGCAACACTATCAACTGTTATAGATGCACCTGCGATTAAACTACCAAAATCACTTGTTTTAGCTGTTAACTGATAATCTGTACTAACAATTTGATTACCTGCCAATACTAAATCTGGTTGCTCTAATATTGCATTTGCAGTAGTACCACCTGATGTACAACTAACACCAAAATCATTAAGGTATGCAGATAGTGTTGTACTGTCCTCTACAAATGCCATTTATTTTTTAGAAAGTGTTTTTTTAACTTTTGGTTTTGGTATATATACTTCTGCCCTACCCATTGAAATTAATAATTCTGCATCTGATTCTGACACATCATAAGTTTGACCTGCTTCTAGGCTGTTGCCACTAGCACATACATTTTTTAAGCATTTAATTTTCATAAAAAAAAAGGGGTTGTTACACCCCTTATATTAAACCACTTATGTGGTTACGTCTAAGATCGCTGCAAATGATTGTGCGTGTCTAACAGCAACATCAAATGCAACTACACCTTTTATTGATACAAGGTTCTTTGCAAAGTCATCACTATCTTCACCTGCAGTAATTTCAATACCAGAACCAAATAATCCTAATATTGCCTGTGAGAAGTCACCCATAACAACAGCAGAACATGAACCAGATGTAGAACCTTTTGTAAGGTTACTAGGTACTTGGTTTGTCATAGCTAAAGGATAGCCATTTACTACTAATGGTGTACCACCTCTACCTATTGCCTGTAGGTTGTTGTTAACTAAGTACTCACCACCAGATGTCTTAAGCTTCTTAATAGCACCTAATACCTTAGCGTTAGTTACATAAGAAATAGAGTCAGCATTGACAGCAGCATTATCTTCCATCATGGCTGTTTCTAGGTCTACTAATGCATCTACTGTAATAGCACCACCATTAGTACCCATAGCAACAGAACCAATACCAGAAGTTTGCATGATTCCTGTAGGCTGACCAGATGAACCAGAACCATTTAAGATACCCAGATCAATACCAACATTAATACCATCTAAGATGTCAGTTCTTACTAAATCCTCAATTCCTGGTGTTGCCTGTATAAGCATATTCCTAGAAAACTTAGATAGTGTACCTAATGTTTTAGGTGTCATTGAAATCTGGTCGAATGTACTTTCTGCCTGAGATAATGCAGCAGTTTCACTTGATAGATAGCCAGTAGAAGCTACACCTGATCTTCTAGGTATTGCAACATCACCAACTAAACCTGATAATGTTTGTACACCTAAACCAACCATTACTGTGCTGTTTCTTAGTGCTTCTATGAAGTCATCAGCAAGTAAATCTGTAGCTACAATATTTCCACCAGTTGTTGCACCTGATGTTACGTATGTTGCCCTTTTTGCTAAAGCACTATATGGAATAAACAAGGATTGGCTGTTATTTGATCTTTGAGAATCCTTAGCAATTTGCTGTGAAATCTCTCTAGCAAAACCAGATGCTTTGTTAGACCAATCACCTGTTAAAAGACCTCTAATACCAGATGTAATCTTGTAGTCTCTTGCATACTGCTCTTTTTCTTTTGGCGATAACTGCTCTTCAATAGGTTTTGCAGTTTCTACAGGTTTTGCATCTATTCTTTCTAAGATAGCTGCTCTGCATGAATCAACAGAAGAACCATTGTTAATTAACTGTTCTGCTAGGTCATCAAAACCACGCTTAGAACACATTGCGTTGATCTCTCTAATTCTTGTGCGTTCTGCTGATGCTGCTTTTTTAGTAGCTTCACTACGCACAACTTCAAGATCAAGTTGCTCTTTTTCCATAGTTAGTTGTTTTTTAGAATTGGGCTGTTGTGCGTCAGTTGACGCTGCGTATACACGCTTACTGTCTACTATATCTTGTTTTTCTACACTAGGCATAGTGTTGTCATCAATTAAACCTCTACTTATCCCTACATCTGGTGCTGCAGGTGATGCAACAACACTAACTTCATGCGGTTCCCATCTTGTAGCTAAAAATGCGTTACTTCCATCTATTTCACGTTCTTCCATTTCTAAAATGCGATAACCTACGCTAATTGACGATAAAATGCCGTCATCTATATCTCTTTTTACCTCCTGTGCCTTAGCATTTCTGCTTAATTCAACAACTGCCCTACCTTTTTTCTTGTCTTTATCTAAATATGCATTTCTAACAATACCTATAACAGAATCCATATTATGATTCCATAGTACTGGTGCTACCCCACCATTTAACCTGCCAAAATCTATAGAACCCTCATCATGGCTAAGTATTTCAGTACCAAATGATCTTTCTACAGGATATTCAGAACTAAAACTAAACTCATAGGTGTTATCTTCTTTTGCAGAAAAAGATGTTTCACCACTACGTTTTAATACTTTTGTAACACTTCTTAATGAATCTATCTTAGTTAATGTGCTGAATTTATGACCAACCTGTACATCTGTCTTTTCATATTCTCCATCATCTTCTCTGAATACACTTATTAAAGCAGCAGGGTCATCTTCTGTGCCTGTAATTTCAAAACTTGAATCAGGTACATTTATAGTACCATCACGCACAATGCGATCTATCTGACCTCTTGCAACACCACCGCTTGCGTTCCATCTAACATAATCACCTACAGATAATTCATCTGGTTCTGCACGTTTAGCTTTTGCACGTTTTGTTTTAGGCATAGCATCATTGTTTCTTAATTCTTTTATTCTAGCTGATTTTGCGTCAGAAAAACTTTTACCTGCATCACCACCCCATGCAGCCCACGCTACTCTGCCATTACTAGGGTAGCCATCTTCACCAGGTCTAAAACCTTCTGCTTCTTTATCTACTTCATGTCTTGCAAACCATGCTGACATTTGTATTACAACATCTGCTGATAACTCATTACCACTTAATATTTGTGTAGCCCTTCTACGTGCAACTTCTGTACCACCACCTTCTCCTTCTGACTTCCAATCTCTATATCTTTGTGCTTCCTCTCTCATACCTGCAGTTGGCATAAGGTCTATTTCTGTACCATTAATAACTGCCATCTGAACTATCCGCTACGTTTTCTGCATCTTCTCCTGATGGTGGGTCAGTATCACCAAAAGGGTCAACAGTATTTATAGGTTTATATTGACTACCACCAGATTTATTTGTAGCTGATGGGTCACTATCTGTAATAATGTTCATTTCATCTAGTTTTGCCAGTTCTGTCTGTCTAGCTATTAACAGTTCTTCTATATCACCACCTGATTCTGATACAACATCTGTAAGTGTTTTAAAACCACACCTTACTGCATCTTTCATAGCAGCCACTTCTTTTTGTGGGTCTACATAGCTGTAACCTCTACATACCCATCTAACCTTTTCATATACTTCTGGTGTTGTTGAATATGTAGGTAATGTCAATGTGCCACTTAATACTGCCATTTCTAACCAATATTCATATATAGGTTGGTAAAACACTTCTTTTAACATCTTCTGTAGTGTTCTCCAATGATCTCTGTCCTGTAACATAGCTAACCTGCTACTGCTGTAATTACTTTGGCTGTAGTCACTTGATATAGCTTCAAAACTACAACCCAAACCACTAGCCATACTACGCAACATAGCCCTTACAAAAGGTTCAAATTCACCATTAGATTTATCCAAGTCAGGTACAGATATAGATTCACCTGGTGCTAAATATTTAAAAGTACCTGGTTCAAATCCACTAACACGTTCATAATCAAATACCTCACCACCTGCATCTAGTTCACCTTCTGGACTTGTAATAAATCCCATTAATGCACTACTTGCACGTTGCCCTACAACTGTTGCTTCTATATATCCATCTAATTGGTGTAAATGATTTATTGCACTAGATAGAAATGGTACACCTCTATGTTGACCTGGTCTTAGTGGCAAAAATAAGTGTATTACATCTTTTGCAGGTACAATAATATGCCTTCTTTCTTCGGGTACTGTTGCAAAGTTTGTGTCGCCAGGGTGTTTTTTAAGAAATGCATAACTTACAGCCCTACCTTCTGGACTTAGCTCTATTCCTAACCTCCATACATTTTTATTACTTTTTTTTATGCCTTTATAATCTTCATCTAACTGTTCTGCTTCTAGTATTTCTAAACTAAAAGGTATTTTGCTTCTACCATACGCTTTTCTATGGATAACAATAAAACATTCACCGCTTTCTATCATTGACCTTACTGCTAATCTTTCCATTTCAGAAAAACATAAAACACCACGTATATCACAACTATCTTTTCTACCCCATTTACTCCATTCACTCTCTATTGACTCATTTATTCTTGTATTAGGTGTACCGCCACGTTGACTTTTTATCTGTGCTTGCATAGTTACACCCTGACCTACAATCTGGTTAGTTGCATATCTTATGGCCTGTGCTGCATAATTATTATTACGTACTAAATCATGTACACGTTTTCTAAGTGTATTTATAGAGTTTTTATAACTTTGATCTGGTGAAGATAATGGTGTTACCCAA